GATGAAAATATGACAAGTTATGTTGAAGTATATAATTGGTTAGAAAGTCTTGTAGTCACTCCGTCAAATAATAAAAATAAAATAATAGCAGATGACGAAAACGTTGTTGATATAACATTGTCTATACTAAGTAGTCATAATAATGTTGTTAAAAAAATTAGATATATAGACTGTGTAGTGACAAATATAGGAACACTATTATTGGAAGCATCTGGCACTGAAACTCCAGTTATTACCTTTCCGGTAAACTTTAAAATATCATACTTTGAATTAGTATAGATACTATTAATATTGAAATTTATTTATTATGGAGATGCACTTGTTGAATCTTGAAGATATACTTAATGATTGGAAAAAAGACTGTGTAATTGATGAAAGCCATTTGGATAAATCATCAATTGATATAGCAAAACTTCACGCAAAATATTTACAACTTCTTTCTATTTCTAAACTACAGCTAAAAAAGACTGAGTTAAAGCAGAAAATTTTACTCAAAGATAAGTGGTTATATTATAATGATAAAATGACCCAAGAGCAAATTGAAGAGAAAGGTTGGGAATATGATCCCTTTAACGGAATGAAAGTCATGAAAGGTGATATGAATCACTACTATGATTCCGATATAGACATTCAAAAGAGTGAAGAAAGAGTAACTTATTATAAAACCTTAGTTGAAACATTACAGGAAATTGTGACCAATATCAATTGGAAACATCAGACTATAGGTAATATTATAAAATGGAAACAATTTGAAGCTGGTGGTTTTTAGTGGATATAGTTAAAGTACAGAAGAAAGATCATGCTAATATGATTATTGGTTGCGATTGGGGCATTGCTCAAGAGCTATCTGATTATTTTTCTTTTTTTGTTCCTGGTTATAAATTTATGCCTCTATATAAAAATAAGGTATGGGACGGAAAGATAAGATTATTTAATGTGAATAACTGCGAGTTATCATGCGGGCTTATATCTTATGTGAAGGATTTCTGCGAAAAAAGAAATTATCCGTTAGAATATGAAAAAAGTAAATACGGTTTACCAGAATCATATAATAAAATAGATCCTAATAAGATTATGGAATTTATAAAAAGTCTTGATCTAAAAAGTAAAGGTGAACCTATATCCATAAGAGATTACCAGTTTAATGCTATCTGTGAAGGATTACAAAGAAAAAGATCAATACTACTATCGCCTACGGGTTCAGGTAAATCTTTAATTTTATACTGTTTATCTAAGTATTGGCTTCAGATGCTTACAGATGGATTTAATTATCCAAGAGCGGGTAAAGTTTTAATTATTGTGCCTACCACATCTTTAGTTGAACAAATGTATGGAGACTTTGCTGATTATGGACAAAACCCTACAGGTATGCATAAAATCTATTCCGGTAAGGATAAAGAGTTTGAGAGTGCTATTTGTATAAGCACATGGCAATCCATTTATAAAATGCCACCCGCTTGGTTTGATCAGTTTGGTATGATCTTAGGAGATGAGTGCCACGGCTTTAAATCTAAATCACTTACTAATATTATGAATAAATGTAAACTAGCAGAATATCGCTATGGTACTACGGGTACACTTGATGGAACACAAACGCACCAATTGGTATTAGAGGGTCTTTTTGGAAAGGTAATGAAAGTTACTACGACTAGAACTTTACAAGATAATCAAACTCTTGCTGATTTAGAAATTCTTATGATTCAACTACAGTATAGTGAAGAGATAAAAAAGCAAATGGTCGGTCTACAATATCAGGATGAAATAGACTACATTGTAAAATATGAACAAAGAAATAAATTTATAAGAAATCTTGCTCTGGATCAAAAAGGTAATACTTTAGTTTTATTTCAGTTTGTAGAGAAGCATGGAAAGCCTCTTTTTGAGCTGATAAATAGTAAGGCTAAAGAAGGAAGAAAAGTATTTTTTGTAAGTGGTGCTACAGAAACATCTGATAGGGAAGCTATTAGAAAAATAACAGAGGGTCAGAAAGATGCTATCATCGTCGCTAGTCTTGGTACTTTTAGTACTGGTATTAACATACGGAACTTGCATAATATCATATTTGCTTCTCCGTCAAAATCCCAGATCAAAGTTCTCCAGTCTATTGGGAGGGGATTACGGAAATCAGAGGATGGAACGACTACTAAACTCTATGATATATCAGATGATTTCCAACACAAATCAAGAAAAAACTATGCACTCCTTCACAGCGAAGAAAGATTAAAGATTTATAAAAAAGAAAAGTTTAAATTTAAATTTTACAAGGTTTCAATATGATCGATATAAACAATGTTAAACAATTAAAAATAGCAGACGGTTCTGAAATTATTTGTGAAATAATGGAAGAGCTTGAAGAAGATATCGTTGTAAGAGGTGCTTTTAGAATAGCCAGAGTAGATTTGGATAACGAAAGAAGTTATTATATGTTTAAGCCATGGATGACTTATGTTGAAGAATCAGATCATTTTATAACAATTAATCTATATCATCTAATAGCAGCTACTGTACCATCTAAAGATATTTTGGATCAGTATGAGAATGCTATAGAAAAAATCAGTGAAGCGGTATCAGAAAGAAATGATAATCTTGATGAAATACCAGAAGAAGAAATAAAAGAAAAATTAAGTTTAACAAATGATTCAGAAGTTGATAATGTGCTTAAGTTTAACTTTATTGATAAAACTAAGCTTCATTAGTATTCCCTATCCTCAACTAACTACTCTTTTATTATATACTAGATTCGTGCAACTGTAAACCAAAAAGTGATGCGATAACAATAAAAATAGTTGTTTACATCTATTGTTAATTAGTTTATAATATATATGTAAAAGGTTTATATTTATGGCAAAAGCAAAAAAAACAAAAAACATACACTACATTAATAATTCAGAATTTTCATTGGCTATCGTGGAATATGTAAAAGAAGTTACAATAGCTAAAGAAACCGAAGAAAAACTTCCAGTAGTACCTGACTATATTGCTCGTAGTTTTCTTCAGATAGCAGAAAATTTATCTCATAAGTCCAATTTTATTCGGTATACATATCGAGAAGAAATGGTTATGGATGCGGTAGAAAATTGTCTGAAAGCTATAGAAAATTATAATATTAATGCTACAACTAGAACAGGTAAGCCAAATGCCTTCGCTTATTTTACTCAAATCATTTGGTATGCTTTCTTGCGTAGAATTACTAAAGAAAAGAAACAGCAAGAGATTAAAGAAAAATATTTAGCACAATCTGGGATTGATGCTTTTCTTGTTACAGAACTTGGTACTGATGATGCATCATCTCAAGTAGCTAACCACTTTATTGATACACTTAAAGATAGAATTGATAAAGTAAAAGCTTATGATACAGAAATTAAAACTTTTTCAAAAGAAACAAAAAATAGAAAGAAAAGAGCCGTTAACGTAGATTCAGATCTATCTGACTTTTTGGAATAATATATAATGAAAATAGCAGTATTGAATGATACTCACTGTGGTATCAGAAATAGCTCTGATGTGTTTTTAAATAACGCAGCAGATTTTTATGAAAACATCTTTTTCCCGTATTGTAAAGAACATGATATTAAGCAAATTATTCATCTTGGTGATTATTATGATAATCGTAAGTTTATTAATTTCAGAGCTTTAAATCACAACCGTAAACATTTTCTGTCACACCTTCGTGACTATGGGATGTCTATGGATATTATACCTGGTAACCATGATACCTACTATAAGAATACAAATGATTTAAATAGTCTAAAAGAACTCTTAGGTCATTTTATGAACGAAATTAATATTATTATGGAACCTCGTGTTCTGGAATATGATTCTCTTAAGATAGCAATGTTACCTTGGATCACTCAAGAAAATCACGATAAGTCTATGGAGTTTATTAAGAACTGTAAAGCAGACTGGTTAGGTGGTCATCTTGAATTAAGTGGATTTGAGATGATGAGAGGCATAGAAAATAAACATGGTATGGATCATAAACTTTTCTCACGTTTTGAGAAAGTTTTATCTGGGCATTTTCACACTAAATCAGTAAAAGATAATATTACATATCTAGGCACGCAGATGGAATTCTTTTGGTCTGATGCTCATGATAATAAACATTTCCACGTAATAGATACAGAGACTCGTGAAATGGAAGCGATTAGAAATCCATACACACTATATGAAAAGATTGTGTATGATGATTCCAGACAAAGCTATTCAGACTTTAATGTGGATCATTTAGATCATAAATTTGTAAAAATAGTTGTAATTAATAAGTCTGACCTCTTTACATTTGATCGTTTAGTTGATAGAATACAGAATAGAAAGATTCATGAACTAAAGATTGCAGAAAACTTTAATGAGTTTATTGGAGAGAATGTCGAAGATGAAAGTATATCAATGGAAGATACTGAAATTCTATTAGATAGTTATGTTGATGCAGTTGACACGGATCTGGATAAAGATAAAATAAAAGTAAATATGAGGAAACTTCTTACAGAAGCACAATCAATGGAAATAGTTTAGTGCCCAAACAAGAAAGAATACACTGCCTATCTAAGAAATGGGAAAAAGCTTATAAGAAAGCAGCCAAGAAAAAAGATAGACAGAAATCTAAGAAACAAATAAGGCAAAAAGAATGATTATTTTTAAATCTATTCGATATAAAAACTTTTTATCGACTGGTAATAATTGGACAACTATTAGTCTTAACAGAACAAAATCAACTCTTATAGTAGGTCAAAACGGAGCAGGAAAGTCAACTATTCTTGATGCACTTTCTTTTGCGCTATTTGGTAAGCCACATCGTAATATTAATAAACCTCAGTTAGTTAATACTATTAATAATAAAGATAGTATTGTAGAGGTTGAATTTATTATAGGTAAAGCACTTTTTAAAGTTGTTCGTGGTATAAAGCCACAAATATTTGAAATATGGAAAAACGGCGTGATGATTAATCAATCTTCTCATGCCAAAGAGTACCAGAAGGTCCTTGAGCAAAATATTATTAAGCTAAATCATAAAAGCTTTCATCAAATTGTTGTGCTAGGTTCTTCATCTTTTATTCCTTTTATGCAACTACCGGCACAGCATAGAAGAGATGTTATCGAGGATCTTCTGGACATTAATGTGTTTTCAAAGATGAATACTTTGATAAAAGAAAAGAATAGCACACTAAAAGAAAAGCTGAAAGATAATGCATATCAGCTTGACATTCTAAAGAATAAACTAGAGTCTCAAAGAAAATATATTAGAGATATTACACAGATTAATGAGGATGAGATTAATGATAAAAAGAAAAAAATCTCAGAGGTCGAAAGTGAAATCAAGCAATTACATAATAGTAATGCCGAATGTAGCGCTTTTAATGAAGCAAATGCCGAAGAGGTATCAAAGCAACTCAAAGAAGCAAATAATAAAAAACAAATCATTTTACAAGATAAGGCCAGTGCCACATCAGAAATTAAAACAATCGTTGGCGATTCTAAATTTTATGAACAGAATGACACCTGTCCGACCTGTTCACAAGAAATCGAACCAGATTTTAAAAAGAGGAAAATACACGAATGTAAGCAAAAAGCACTACAAACTAAAGAAACCCTTGAAAGAATACAATCGGAAGCTAATGATGTAGCAGCTTTAATAGACGAATGGAACAATAAAGCTGAAGAAGTTAAAGATAATAATAATTTAATTAATACCAATAATAAACTTATAAGCTCGCATCAAAAACATATAGATGGTTTGAATTTAGATATACAGAGACTTAGCTCCAGAGAAGGTGATATAGGAGAAGCTAACGAAGAACTTCATACTATGAATGAAGAAAGAAACGAGTTAATGGAGCACAAATTAACTCTTAATGAAGAATATTCATATAATACTGTTATGGCTGAAATGTTAAAAGATACGGGTATTAAAACAAAAGTTATTAAACAATACATTCCCGTAATTAATAAATTAGTAAATCAATATCTTCAAGTTCTTGATTTCTTTGTGCACTTTAATTTAGATGAAAGCTTTCAAGAAACTATTAGATCACGTCATAGAGATGCCTTCTCATATGATTCTTTCTCAGAAGGAGAGAAGCAAAGAATTGATCTGGCTCTATTGTTTACTTGGCGCATGATTGCTAAGATGAAAAATTCTGTAGCCACTAATTTACTCATATTAGATGAAACCTTTGATTCATCTTTGGATCATGATGGTGTTGATAATCTAATGAAAATTTTACATACTCTTGATGATAATACAAATGTGTTCGTAATCTCTCATAAAGGAGAAATACTTGATGGAAAATTTGAAGAAAAGCTGGAGTTTAAGAAAGAAAAAAACTTTAGTAAGATGGTGGCATAATGCCTAATATCAAAATAACAACAGAACCTACAGGTAGAAGCCCAGAAAATAAATATTTCTTTGGTGAAAAAACAAAATATCTTGATCTTAGTCGACCTAAGTATAATAAAATTGGTAACGAAGAAGATTATCAAGTAATGCATATGCGAATGGATCTTATGGATTATTCACATAATCTTGTTTTTTATGCTGCTGGAATGTGCTTTCGTGTAGAGACTAATGATGATAGACACGCCCAGTTTGTTCGTAATATGTTTCCAGTAGTAGATAATCCTTTACAATATACTGCTGATTGGACAATTATTCATAATACTGAAATGGTGGTAGATAACCCATATATTTATGTTCATTTAGATGAATGTGTTATGTTAATTGGTG